CGTGTAAACTTTAGAGTAAATTCAGAGGACAAACCAATGGTTAATTCTATGACTGTATTTAATTCTGAGGAAGTGGATACTAAGAAACAACCAATGTTTTTTGGTAAACCTTTAGGTGTGCAGAGATATGATTCATATAAGTATCCTATCTTTGATAGACTTACAACCACGCAGTTAGGTTATTTTTGGAGACCAGAAGAGGTGTCTTTACAGAAGGATAGAAGTGATTATCAAATGCTTCGTCCAGAGCAAAAGCATATCTTTACAAGTAACCTTAAGTATCAGGTAATGCTTGATTCAGTTCAAGGTCGTGGTCCTGGTATGGCTTTCACACCATACTGTTCTCTACCAGAATTAGAAGCATGTATGAATATATGGCAACTTATGGAGATGATTCATAGTCGTTCTTACACATACATCATTAAGAATGTATATTCTGATCCTGCAGAAGTATTTGATACAATCTTAACGGATGATAGAATCTTAGAAAGAGCAGAGAGTGTTACATCTGCATACAATGAGTTTATCAATTCTGCTCATCAATATGATCAGAGTAACTGGTGGAAAGGTGATTTAAGAGGTCATATCTCCGCTAGAATAGAAATAAAAGAATTAAAACGAAAACTTTATAGGGCAGTAGCTAATGTCAACATTTTGGAAGGTATCCGCTTTTATGTATCTTTCGCTTGTAGTTTTGCTTTTGGTGAGCTTAAACTCATGGAAGGATCTGCGAAAATCATATCACTTATTGCTAGAGATGAGAACCAGCATCTGGCAATAACTCAAACTATATTAAAGAACTGGAGAAATGGTGATGATCCAGATATGGTTGAGATTGCGAAGGAAGAAGAACCTTGGTTGATTAGCACATTTGAAAGAACTGTTGATGAAGAGAAGCGTTGGGCAGAATACTTATTCAAAGATGGAAGTATGATTGGTCTCAATGATAAACTTCTACATCAATATGTTGAATGGATTGCTAATAAGAGAATGAAGATCGTTGGTTTAAAACCAATATATGATATACCTTTGAAGAACAATCCATTACCTTGGACACAGCATTGGATATCCTCAAAAGGATTACAAGTTGCACCACAAGAGACAGAAGTAGAATCCTACATTGTTGGAGGTATCAAACAGGATGTCAAAAAAGACACATTTAGTGGATTCAAACTCTAAGGAAACTGAAAAGTCTTTAGAAGCATATCGTGAAGCAGCCAAGGCAGACGCTTGGTTGTTTGGGGATTATGATGGTTACGAATCATATGATATAAATATAAAAAAAGTGTCTGATAGTGATGGCGACGTTTAGTCAATTTAAATCAAAATACATCGTTGAGAAGCGAGGTGGATCAAAGAAGAATGTTGGTCAAGAGGGTACTAGGAATATTGTTAAGAAATTGTTTGGGAAAAATAATATTCCAGACGATGGTGGAAAGGCAGGTCAATCAAAAATTGAAAAGGAACTTAATTTAAATAAATCAAATACAAAAACTAAATTAGATACTGAAATTAGTAATAGAAAGTTAGATCAATTAAAAAAACAAGAACTGCTCAAAAAACAGATGGGCACACTTGATGATCTATCCGATGGTGGTAATACATCTAACACAAATAAAGTAAAAACAAATAAAGTAAATACAAATAAAGTAAATACGAAAAAAACTGTTGATGTAAAAGGTAAAATAGATCAAGCTCTCAAAGATTATCAGAACAAATTAAAAAATAAAGTAAATACCTCAAATGTAAATGTTAATCAATCTACTAAACCAAATGTAATTGATTTACCAAAGACTAATACATCAACAAGATTTTCTAAAGGTATTGGAAATGTAACAAATATTTCAAAGAACAAAGGTGTTCAACTTCCTGGTAATCTTAATCCTAATCCTATTAAGGATAATAAAATTTCCAGAGAGATATCACGTATCGCAGATAGGAATAAGGCAAACCAGATATTGAGGAATGTGGATACCTCAGACCTTGATAATCAAAAATTATCAAAGAAAGCATTCAAAGACTTCAAGAAAGATTCATCATTAACAAAATTAAAAACAGATATATCTAAGAAAATACCAAAAAAAGTACTTAAATTTGGTGGTCCTGTTCTTGCTGCAGCAGACTCTGCAATCTCATTCAGAAATACCTACAAACAATCACAAGCACAGGGTGATACTAAGAGAAGATCATTAGGAAAGGCTGCTTCCACAGTTGCTGGTGGTCTTATTGGGGGTGCCTTGGGTGCAGCTGGTGGAAGTGCTATAGCACCTGGTGCAGGAACATATATTGGTGGTTATGGTGGATATGTTGCTGGACAAAAATTAGGTCAAAAAGCATTCGATACTTTAACTACAAGAAAAGGTCGCAAACAGATCGCTAAGTCATTTACCAATTTTAGAAAAAGAGCAATGAAACCAGTAGGTGGTTAATAATATAAATACTTTTGATATAAAAGAATGAAGACATGGAATCGCTGTCAGGAAATCAAATTCAAGATTTGAAAGAATTATATAAAGGTATCTACGATCAAACAATTGATGAGACTACTGCTGCTCTTCAAGGTCTCAGTAAGAAAAATCTAGAGGCGATGAAGGGTGAGAAAAAAGAAAAAATAAATGTAGAAGATGAAAAAAAGAAACCAATTACTATAAATCTTCCTAATGGTGGAACTAAAAAAATATATTCAGGTAGTGACGAGTATGAGAAGATAAAGAGTGGTGAATTAACAACGAGTAAAAGTAATTCAAGTATGACAACTGATATTACAAATATTAAGAAGAATGAAAAAGGAGATTACTCAGGAACTGTTGAAAAACCAAAAGTAAGTGCGATGGGTGTAGACGTTAAAGAATTAGAAAAAGATCTTAAGAAAGATATAAAACCTGAAGTTAAGAATGAAGTAAAACCTGAAAAGAAAGATAAATTACTATCAACTCATATTCCAATTGTTTCAAAGACAAAACTTGGTTCAATGGTGAGACCTGTGAAACCAGGTAGTGCTAGAGATAAGATGATTGCGAAGAACGAATTAAGACACGGTTCTGATTCAATCGTTAATAAAAGAAAGATGAATGCAGATTTTCAGTCTATGAAAAAAGGTAACATCACAAAAGCAGACTTCATGAAGCAGTATCCCAATTCTCAAACTGCTAAAAAGTTTAAGATGAAGGCATTAGAATCTTATGAACCATATGATCTTGTATTAGACTATGTGTTATCTGAAGGTCATGCAGATTCAGTAGAGGAAGCACATTATGTAATGACTCAGATGGATGCTGAGACAATTCAAACTATCGTAGAATTTTTAGGTGGTCAACCAAATGATGGATATATTGGACATCCAAGACTAGATATAAAAAATCCATTAAATCCACCTAAAAAAGATCTTAAGAAAACTACAGGAAAAGGTAGTGATAAAGGTGTTCAAGGTTTAGGTAACAGAGCAACTGATATCGAAAACATGATTAAGAATATTCCATAATGTTTGCTATCTGTCAGGCAGATGTGAACGCAAGAACACCTGCCTATTTAAATTATCTCAAAGGAATGAAGAGTAAAACAACAGGAAAGGAGTTGTATTACCTTCCACCACACGTAAAACTGCCGAATATATAGATAAAATACCTATTTCTACATCATGATTGATATAAATAATGAGGTATATGATAATCCTTGGACTTTTAATGGTGATATATTCACCACTGGAGACATCAAGGAGTATTATGGATTTGTCTACTGCATTACAAATCCTATAATAAATCGTCAGTACATTGGTCGTAAGTACTTTTGGGCGTTTAGAACACCAAAAGGAAAGAAACGCAAAGTAAAACAAGAATCCGATTGGAAAAAGTATTACGGATCTTGCCCAGAATTAAAAGATGATCTCAAAACATATGGTAAAGAGATCTTTAGAAGAGAAATATTAAGTTTACATACCACAAAAGGGAACTGTAACTACGAAGAGACCAGACAACTATTCCTGTATAATGTTTTATCAGAATCACTTGACGATGGGACACCAGCATACTATAATAGTAACATTCTAGGTCGCTACATGCGAAAAGATTATGCAAAATTTGGAACAAACTCTTCATTCAAATCGTGACTGGGCACTAAAACGTATACATACACTTTGCGAGAGTAATAATTATGAAGATGTCATTGATGGTTATGCAATCGCCTTAGAATATCTAGAGTGGTTTGAACCAAATTGTAAGTATCACGACATCGTATCAATACAGTTTACAGCACTAACAGATGACTAACACTCATTCAAAAGAATTTATTAAGAAGATAGGTGAACAAATACAAAGACTCAGAGAGGAGGGAAAATTAGATGAGGCAAACTCTTTACACCTCACATATTTCCCATCTGTCAGGGATACTAAATAAAATAACTTAACAATTAGTCATAAATGAACCAAATTTGGATAAATTTAAATAAAAGTATGAATTCGATTCCATCTGGGAGTAGAGAACTAGTTGAATTTGGGTTTTTTATCTGTATCGGAATAACAGCAGGTTCATTGGGACTAATATAAATGAATGATATAACAGTTTTTATATACTTAGTATTCTTTGTGATGCTATTTGCAGCAACGTTTGCGTATATGATTAAGATGATGGGGTCAACTTTAGAAACATTTGATAAA